CTAATGATCTTTGAACTTTTCTTTGTGCTTGTCCAGATCTAACTTCTTTCATATGATCTTCAACATTTGGATTTTCACCAACATCAACTGTTGACTTATATCCTTTAGCATAATTTGGAACTATTAACATTCTTCCAGCTCTTGCTCCAGCGCTGTTTTCAGTTCCAGATTTCCTAGCAACTATTTTTGATGGAGAAATATCTGATTTTTCATTATTTGTATTTACATAATGATGCTCAGATACTGAAAGATCAAAAGATGGAATTCCTTTATGATTATCTCTATCAGGATCAGCAATAGTAGATTTAGAAAAAGATGTATCACCAACTAATATAGAATTCACATTATTTATGCCATATTGTTCACCATGATTTATACCATACATTGCTCTATGAATAAGTTTTCTATGTTCTGGATTATTCTCATCTAAATCATGGTGTAACATTAATCCCGTCGGATATTCTCTAGAACCAAGTGTTTTTTCTCTTTCATCTGCAGCTGATGCAAATCTTTTAACTGCCGTTTTTACTCCTTCATTATCTAAATCGGCAGATATTCCTCCCCATTGTTGAGAAGTTTCAGAACCTTTTAAAGAATGAAATGAAACTGGTTCTCCTTTTTCATCATGAAAATAAAAATCTGCTTTAGGATTTCTGCCTTTATAACCAACCTTTTTTCTAAATTCTTGATCAACTTGTTTAACGCCAGCAACATTAACAAATTTACCATTTCCAACATGAAGTCTAGTATATGGACTATCACCTTTAGCTTCACTTAATCTTTTTTGAATATCTTCAATTTGTCTAGCTTCTAGTGAGGTATAATCATTGCCGGCTCTTCCAATCCTTGGTTTTTGAAATCTTGACATAATAATTTTTTTATCACCTGAATAACCATAATACTTTCCATCAGCATTTTTTTCTGTTTTATCTAATTTTATTTTATCACCAGCTTTAAATCCATGTTCTTTTGAATCACTTGCAAAAGTAAATTCATTACCAAGTTTTTCCATTGCCTCTGGGCTATGGTATTGTTTATAATGTCTATCAGCATTTGAACCAGAAGCAGAAATGGAACCAATGCCTTTGGCTTCAATTAAAAATGATTTAAATGATAACATATTCTTCTCTTTTTTAAGAAATTTTATTTTATTTATACAATTTTTAAACATAAAAAAAGAGGGCCGAAGCCCTCTTTTAAAAGCACGAACGGGTGGAACCCCACCATTATTCCCGTTAGTTCCTTAACTATAACGTCTTGCCTCTTGCGTCGCGTCGCAAACGTGCTAAAAGATTCTGGCAAACGAACATGGCCTATTAGGCGCCAGAATTAGACAATCTTTATACTTATTGACTATATTTATACAAGATCTTCTTTATTATTTGAATTTTTTTCATTTTTTTTCAATAAAAATGAAGGTGTAAACCCATCAAAACCGCCACCAAGATTGAGAAATCTACAATATTCAGTAGCATCTTTTTTCTCAGTAAAAAAACAAATAGTATTTTCTGTTTGTTTTTCAAAGATATGATATGTTTTACGATTGTTAATTTCTTTTTCAACAATTTTATAGTTTATCATACAAATCCCTCAAATGCTTTATTACGATTGAACTTAGATTTTGGTTTACTTCTTTCATTATCTTCATGACCAAATGTAGTTGTATCCATTACTGGGCCATCAAGAAGATCTTCTTGTGCTGATTGTTCTACATCATATAACCTCATTCTTGATCTATCAACGCCTATAACAAACCTACGATTAGTAGATGGATCTGAATATCTATTCTTAAGTTGTTTAACAATTATTTGTCCAAGATCTTGTAGTTCTTCAGTAGATATAAGTGCAAACATAAAATCTGCTGTTGCAGGAAGACCAAAAGATTCTGAAGTATCAGTCAATTCAACATCAGAATTTGAATAACCACTGCGAGTAGTTTGGGTTGCACTTACAATTGGAACATTGAATTCGACTGCAAGGCCTCTTAGTTCTTCAGCAATTGCTTTAATATAGGTATATGAATTAATATTAGAACCTTGTTTGATTCTTGATGATACACATATATTAAGATAATCAATATAGATTATATCTGGAACAAAGTTCTTTTTAACTTTAAGTTCATTAAGAAGATGCCTGAAGTTTGCTGATCCAGCACAAGCTGTTGGATATTCTTTAATGATTAATTTACCAGCTGTTTTATTTTTAATCTTTTCTATTTTTGAATCATAATATTTTTTTGGAAGATTTATTAGATCATCCATAGTAGAATCAATTAGATTAGCATCAATTCTTTTAGCAATTTCTTCTTCGGCCATTTCCAATGTTATATAAAGAACATTATAGCCTTTAGATAAATTACTACCAGCACAATGACACATAAAAAGAGATTTACCAACACCTGTACCAGCCAATGCTATATTCAAAGTTTTATTTGGAAGCCCACCATTAGTTATAGCATTAAGATAACTTAAATCGAACGGGATTCTATTTTCTTTGCGATGATAGTATTCAAAACGGCTATCCATGTCTTCCAAGAAATCATGGCCAACATGCGAGTCGAAAGAGATTGCAAGTGCGTCCGAGAGGATCTGAGGTATGGACCCTTTATTGACTTTCCCAGTTTTATCATCCAATATTTGGATGGATGACATGATCGCATTATAAACTGCCTTCTCTTGACAATACTTTTCTGTCTGATCGAGAAGCCATTGTAGGTCGTTCTTGTCTGACCTGAGTTCCTCAATAAGTTCTTTGCTCTCTTTGAATGTTTGTTCATTAATCCCGTTTTGGTTTTCGAGATCAATATTGAGCGCTTCTTTAGATGGAAAGGCATTATACTTCTTTACATACTCATCAATGATATTGTACACAACGCGCTGTGATACTGATTGAAAGTATTCTGATTTTAAGAATGGGATAACTTTTCTAGAGTATTCTTCGTTTTCTACTAAATTTGAAAGTATAACTTTCTCAATACTCATTTTTGCTCCTAATTAGGAATATACATAACATAATTTTCAGCGGCATCTTCTACATAATAAAGACTATTATTAGGAAACTCTTTTGTATCAACATGAAAGAGTTTTCCATCAGGTATGATACTCTGATATAGCTTTATATAATATAGACCATTTTCATTTTTATAAACTTCAGCTTCACGACATTTATCATCGCTGAAGAATTTTGAGATATATTCATTCGGACCCATCATCATCCTCCATAATAGAACCAGTTGTTAATGAATAACGATTCTTAATATAGTCACTAAAATTTGTATCCTTAAACATTTTAATCCAAAATTCTTTATTGTCAACTATATCTTTTGCTCTCATATTTGGTTCTTTAACTTCACCAGTTTCCATATCTACTGTAGCATACCAGCCATTCTTAGGTTTAACAATATAACCACCGTCAATGGCGATATCAAGCAACCCAGACCAACGATTAATACCACCTTCGAAAGAGACAGTGATTGGAATCTTGCTCTTTTCTTTAACATAACGAGACTTCTCCACGTTGATTACAAAATGATAACCAGCAATATCGGTCCCGTCCTTTTCCTGTTGCCGACCAAGAATCCAGATAGCATCAGAAGAATAATAGGAACCAGTACCGCCACCAACAATTGCCTTTGGAAACATACCAATTTCCATATAGGTATGATTGACAACAACCATTGGAATATCCTTCATTGTCAGATATGGAGTAACCATACGGAACAATGACTTCAATTGCTTGGCACGAGACATATCAGCAACTGACTTTTCATTCAGCGCATCTTCAACTTCTTTCTTTGAAGCAAGGTTACCAATAGAGTCAATAATAATGCAAACACGCTCACCACGTTCAATATTACTGAGCTGCTTCATAATATCAAACTTCAATTCTTCTACATCCATAATAGGAGTATGAACAACTGAATCCATTGGAATTCCAAACGTTTTAAAATAAGATTGTGGTGTACCAAATTCTGAATCATAAAATAGTACAACGCCATCTTCATATTTCTTTAGATATGCTGATGCCATAAGCAAAGCAAAACCTGTTTTAAAGTGCTTGGACGGACCAGCCAACATGGTAAGGCCTGGAGTTAATCCACCATCAACTGAACCAGATAGTGCTACATTAATCATAGGAACAGTTGTTGGTACAATATCTTTCTTGGTATAGATCTTACTATCAGCTAGTGTTGAAGTAAAATCAATAGTGGAATTTTTGATAAGCTTAGTTTTCAAATCAGACATATAAGTTTCCTCTGTGTATAAATAAAAGTATCCATCGCGGATCGGCAAATCCCATGGACTCTATCGCTAACAAGGAGCAACAGCATGGATACTTAAAGCAAGTATTATTATTGGTCGACCAACTTATTCATTTTCTTAATAAATCCGTCAATTTTTTCTACTCGATTAGGCCAATGTATAATTTCCTTCTCGGGATTTTTCTTGAGATTATTCAGTAGTGACATAACGACTCCATTAAATTTCTCGGTTGCTTAGATTTAATATACCAATTTTTTCCTCATTTGTAAACCTTTTTTTTCTAGTCAAACCAATATTTGCGGCTATTAACAATATGATGGCCAATGGATCAAAAACTATAACTATTATTATGATAACCCATCTAACCGCTTTCTCTAGTTGTTGGCCATCGGCTTTCTCATAGATTAAATCCGCGATATATTTTAATGGTCCTACTTCAGCTTCAAGTTTCTTTATTGAAGATTCTAATTTTATCTTTTCTTCGTTTAACTTTGATATGTTTGTTACAAAAGATTCTTTTCTTTTAATTAATAAATCTCGGGTTTTTCTTTGCTGAGCAGCAGCTCTTAAAGAACTTGTTGCTCTACCTCTCTTGACCATTTCATTAATGGCTGAATCTATTTGCGCAATTTGTTTATCTATATCAGTTATAGATTGTTTTTCATATGAAATTTTACTTTTAATTATTTCTATTTGATCTGCTTTACCAGTGTTTATATTAAGAGATTGTTCAATATGAGCTTTGGACAAAAATCCAAAAATGCCCATGCTTGTTATAAACATTAAAACAATAACTGATAAAGTCAAATATGATTTTATTAAGAATGGAGTTTCTCTCCAATTCCTATATAACCATGATGCAGTTACAAGTTTACCTACTTCTAATACGCTTCCCATAATAACAATTGCCCAAAATTGAGAAGCAAATATTGCAGTCAAGCCTATGATGGAGTAATAGGCTGATACTATCGAAACAGAAAGTGCAGATAGTAATGCTAGATAGTTTATCAAGAGTTTAATATCTTATTAAGACGTAATTTAAACTGCTCGATTTTTTCATGTCGATCAGGCCAATAGATATAATCTTTATCTTGTTCAGCACATAAATTATTTAAAAGTGGAAGAACTGATTTATAAATTGCATTGGCTTTTTCATTCCACTCTTCGGCCTGTGCTTTCCATTCTTCAAGTGTAGAAGAAGATGCAGCAATTTCTTGCTTAATAGATTGAACAACATCTAACTCTTCTTCATTAACAATACTAAATCCAAAATCAAAATCTTCAAGTTCCGCTACATATTTGTTGGTCATGAGAAAAAGTCCTCGAGTGTTGATGTCTGTTCATGTCTCCAATCAATCACATCCAAGATAGATTTAATTGGAGCCAAAAATGATTTTTCAAATTGCAAATCATAATCAATATAATTATCCAGCCCGAACTGTGCTGGTAAAGCACCGGGTACAGAAATAACCGTATCTTTTAAAGGGTTTGGCATTTTTAAATAAGAAAATTTGATCTTGTCTCCATCCGAGATAGGTTGGTAACGTGATTGTATACCCTTTTCTAAGATCAACTTATTATATAGCAAAGCCCCTTTAACATGAATCGGCGTACCTTTTTTATATATATTTGCCGAATCCTTATATTTAGGCAAACCTTTTACTCCACGAGGAAAAGCTATTTCTTCAAATTTAAGAGTATTAAATTTTTCACGGAATTGATATATAAATTGTTGAAGAGTTTCTTCATCCTTATTCATAATAATATCAAGAGCTTTTTTAATATTATCACGAACTGATTGTGGGGTTGAAGATCTAACCGCTTCAATGCCCATCATTTTAAGTTTTGGTTCAGAATATTGTACACCCTCAGAATTCCATACATTAAGGATATACATTTTCTTAGCTTTCCATATACCCTTATTGGATATATTTTCACGCTTCATCTGCATTTTTTGTTGATAAGCATTCATCATATCTGCCAATTCTTGATAAGACTTATCAATGAATGGCTGTATTTTCTTTTCACAAAATTCATCAATTATTTTGACAATTTCAAGATCATCTAGATCCTTTCCAATAGCATTTACTACTGGACCCATATTAACATAGATAGAATCGGTATCTGAAGCCAAAACATAATCAGATTTAGACTTCAACATTTTATTCATAAATTTATTGATTTTCTTTTCAATCCACCGAATTGAAAGCTGTCCGGACATGGTAATTGCTTCTGCATTATTAACAGAAAACCATCTAAAATATCTATTGCCAAGCGCACCATAAGCTGAGTTTAATTGAATTTTCTTGGCCAATTGCATATTATGATATCGTGCAATATCTTTTTGAAGTTCTTTATCTTTTGTTTCTTCATATTTCTTTTTTGCTTCGATCATTTTTTGTTTATACAAAACACGATCATTATACATCTTCTCCATAATTTCTGGAAGAAACCCTTGCTTATCTCTACGGTAGGTACAACCATTCGCAGCAAAAGCTACTTCGCTTTTACCATCAAGTCCAGCCTTATGAATTTTAAAGTCAGCATTCAACAACTCATCAATGCTATAAAAATCCTCGTGTCTGCGTATAAATGTTTCAGGACTAATATTGTACTGCATAATTAGGTGAGGATATAGCGAGTTCAAATCAAATGAAACAACCCACTTATGCATACCAACCTGCGGTGGTTTAACATATCCGCCAACAAATTCAAATGGATCAGTGTAAGGAGTAAATTGTGGAATAACTATCTTCTTATCCATTAGATAGTTTCTAATAATAACATCCCAAGGTCGAACTGTAGTGAGTGTATCAACATAGTTAACTTTAGCATCGTATGCCAATGCCATAACCTGTTGAATCAATCCTAGTTTTTCTTCCAATCTATGAACAAGAGTAACGTCATGAATATTATAGTCAATGAACTTTTCAAAATCATTCTTATAAAGATCTAGAAGAGAATCATATTCTGAATAATCAATTTTCTTTTCACCAAGTTCAACATTGGCAATATGATCCAGACGATATGATTCATGATTGGAAAATGAAAACTTTTTATACAAATGCAAATAATCAAGAACAACAACACCAAGAGGAACATATGTCTGACTTGGTGTTCCACGAATATCAATCATTCTTTCTTCAAGAATTTTCCAAGGTGATAAACGCTTTGCTTCATTTTGGCCAAGTACAACATTAATACGATTAACAATGTATGGAATATCAAAAAATTCAACATTCCAACCAGTAACAATATCAGGAATCCAATCTTTATGAGACCAGAGTGTAATAAATTTTTGAAGTAGATCTTTTTCATCCTTGCAAAGGACATATGTTACATCATTTGATTTTGGCTTATAATAACTGCAGCCAAATACTACACTTTCATTGTTTTTACGATATGTAATTGCAGTAATTGGTTTATTTGCTAATTGAATATCAGGAAAACCAGCATCGGATGCAACCTCAATATCAATAGTAACAACAGACACTACTCCAGGATCATACTTTATTTCTCCAGGATAAGTATCATACAAATATTGATATAGAAAAAATGTATAATCAAAATATTCAAAGTTTTCTATATTATCATATTTTGATGTAAAGTTTTTTACATCACGAATAGAATCAAAATCTATGCGTGAAACAGATTCGCCATTAAGTGTTTTAAATGGCGAATCTTTTTTTGATTTAATAAAGAGATAAGGTTTATATTCTATAATCTCTTGTACTTTTCTACCCGAATCATAACCACGAAGATAAATTTTATTTCCACGAACGTGTGCAACGGTATAAAAATTGCTCATACAACCTCCACATATTGTATATAATCATATCATAAACGAGCGTAAAAGTAAACTGTTATTTTGCTTTACCAGCAACTTTTTCCTGAGTACGGCCAAATGCAGTGATACCAAGAATAGCACCAAATGCTAGATGGATAAGACCACCGTTATCAAGCGTTATAGACTTCCAAGCAACATATTGCATCTTAATCATGACAGGCATAAACATAGCAATGATTGGAAACGCAACGAAATCACAGAAACAAATAGCCATGTAGAGCCAACCCATTGCTGGTCTCCACTTAGTCTTCATCCAATCTTCATTTTGCTTTGCTTGTTCGGCCTTCCACTTCTCTTTCTCAAAATCAATCTGAGCAAGTTGTGCTTCTGGCGTTGCAGCAGTTGCACTAGAAGATGATGATACTCTATTAGTTCTAGGAGTAAAATCCTTAGATTCCATTACTGTTACAGATGCTGGTGGTGTAGGTTCTGCTTCAGGATTTGGTAGTGTTGATGAAAAATTAGCCATTATTAACCTCCGAAAATATGAAGGGCTTCTTCATAATGTTTCTTGCGGTCAGTCAAACCAATTGTACCACCATTAATTAGTTTAGTACATTTGATAATATTGCCTTCATCAGCCCACTTGTTTAGGTCTCTTGAATCCCAGAACCATCCAGCAGACATTGCTGCTCCATCTGGAGTTTCTAAGTATTCTACTACTTCATCCAAATCCATTTCCATGAACTCAGCAAATGCGGTATAGTTATTACGTCCTGTTAATTGGATTAAACCACGACCACAGAACTTCCAACCATCACCGGAATCTTCATCACCATTACCCATGCGATTAGCATAGACTACGTTGGCAATAGCTTCTGGTTGACGATGGTATTCGTTTGCATCCCTGCCAGCACGAATAAAATATTTTGGAAATATCTTATTCAATCCAGCAGCAGAGTAATTTAGATTTTCTTTGCGATGTCTAAGACCGCCTGATTCATGCCCAACCTGAGCAAGAAACATAGAAATGCGTTGTGGATTATTAATCTCAAACTCATCAAATGTTTCATTCAATGGACCAACAAAAGACTCTACAATATCTTCGTTAGTATCATCAAAAAAATCATTCAATTGCTCGAATGTTACGTGCATAATAGATCTCCCATATTATTTTTGTTTTCATAATATAGAAGAATTCACGTTATTATTTATTTATTTTTGCTGCTAACCATTCCATTGGAGTTAATATAACCCAGAATAACCAGTTCATTTTGAATATGCCATATATGCTATGTAAGGAATTTCACAACGATATATTCCAATATCTTTTAATTCTTTATCAGTAAGCATTGAAAGTTCTCTAATAGTTCTATTGATTCGAATCCAAGTTTCAGCATATTCACCAATTGAATTTATAAAGTTTAACATTTTTTCCTCTTTAAAAGATTTGGGGGACCGAAGTCCCCCTGGTAGATTACTATTCCGCTAAAAGTTCAGATTTAGATTCTTTTTCACCCGGTTCATTAATATTAATCTTCTTTGGTTTCTTTTCTTCGGGAATAATATTCTCAAGCCAAACCTTCAACATACCATTAACAAGTTCTGCATTCTTAACTTCAACTGAATCGGCAAGAGTAAATTTACGAGTAAATACTCGATCAGCAATACCCTTATAAATGTATTGCATTGTACCAGTTGGATCCTTATAAGGTGATTCAATTTCATCAAGATTTAATCCACCCTTGATTGTTAAGGTGCCATCTTGAAGTTCAAGATCAATATTATGTTTACCAAAGCCGGCAATAGCCATTTCGATAACATACTTGTTATCATCAACTTTAGCAATATTATAAGGTGGATATCCTGGTACAGATTTTGCAAAAGTATCATGAGCTTTTGCTAGGGTATTAAAAACTTTGTCTGCTCCAACAAAATATTTTTCAAAATTTGCTGCATCAGACAGCATATGGTTAATCCAATTATTTGCCATAATTACCTCCTATTAAGCAAGGTTTGTGTTAAGTGACCCATTATTGGCATCACTAATAATATATATATTATTCTTTAGTAAATGTCAACAACTTAGTGTAATTTTTTTTCATCAGTAGTTTCTTTTATAATAATTTCAAGTAAACCATTTTCATGAAGAATATAAACAGGTGTTAATCCATTTTGTTTATAAATCTTACCTTGATTTAAGATTTTTTTAAAATTGTTATTTGTTTCGCCCATTGATATACACATTTCATTGCAATCAACAATCATTTCTTCTGTTACTTCTAGCATTTTATTTCTTTCTTTTTATAAATAATCACGAAAGAGGAGGATGATATGAAACTTTATTTGTACGTAGCCATTGGTGTAATTGTTTTTGGTTCTCTTACAGGTATTTATTATTCCTGGAGAAAAGGAATAGAACGTGAAGCATTACTAGAATTCAATCAAAAACAAATTGAGCAAAATCTTAAAGATCAAGCTGAAATGAAAAAGCGTCTTGAAGAAATTAACAAGAAGCAGCAAGAGTTTATCAAAAAGAATGCTGAAGATAAAAAAGCATTTAATGACAAAGTAGGAAATATCAATAAAAATATTGATACAAATTCAAAAGATAGACCAGCTTCAGATATCTTAAAGAAAACTATTGATCAATTGAGAAAGATACCAAAATGAAATCATTATTAACTATAATTGGTGCATCACTTCTTTTGGCTGGATGCGCTGGAAGTAAGCCTCCTCAGGTTATAACTAAAACAGTTTCTAAGGTTATTATACCTGAACGTACAATGTTTTACTGTAAGAATCTAAGAAAGTATCCAGATCCTGCAACTCTTACAGATAAACAAGTTGCTAAACTTATTGTTGAAATGCATAGAAGAAATACTGAATGCCAAAAGAATATTAACAATCTGTATTTCTTCCTAGAAGAAGCTAAGAAAAAAGCTGAAGCAGAAACTGAAGAAAAGAAGTAGTGGCTGGAAGACTAGGATTCGAACCTAGATTGACGGAGTCAAAGTCCGCTGTCCTACTTTTAGACGATCTTCCAATTTTGTTTAAGCCATTTCAATTATAGGCTTACCAATAACCTCATATTTGCTCTTTTGATTTTTCATAAGTCGAAGAGCAAATTTATGAGCTGAGTCTAAAGTAGGAAACTTTACTGATTCTTCAAGAAGAAGACCATATAAAACTGAAGATTTCTTTTTCAGCTTTATGTTGTAGATCACTTTATAGGAATTCATGTTTTTTCCTTTCCATATCATATAATAATTATATCATATTTTCAGAAAAAGTAAAATAAAAAAGGTGACCGAAGCCACCTTTCTTGATTAACAATCTGCCAATTATTAGAACTTGAACTTGACGCCAATCGTGACCTTATCATTGTCTGGTGTATCACCCTTATAAGAAGAAATACGGCGAGCACGCAGATCAACGTCGATCATTTCGGATAGAGCGAACTTTAGACCACCGCCCCAGTTGTACTTTGCTTCGTTACCAGCAACATCATCCCAACGATAACCAGCACCGAGTAGAACGTATGGAGTGACACCAAAGCCTTCAACCTTATAAGCAAAAATAGCATTGCCGAATACGTCATGTTGATAACCAGAAGATGTCTTCTTCGTCATGTCATATGTACCTTCAGCAGAAATGCCCATTGGACCAAAGCCGAATACTTCTAGACCACCAGCAACACCAAGAGTATATTCCTTATCACTGGAGTTATAAGCACCATTGATGGTAAGTGAAGGACCAGCAACAGCTGCAGTAGATAGGCCAGCAGCAAGAGCACCGGCAAGTAAAGTATTCTTCATTAAGATTTCTCCTTTAAATATTATTGGATTTTGCAGTCCAACTACTATATTGATTATTAATTCCATTAGATCTATTTCTTAGATATTCAGCAATTGCTTCTCTAATAATAGATGAAGGATCTCGCTCAATAGACTCTGCATATGCAAATAATCTATCTCGCAAAATAGTGTTACATCTAAATGTAGTTATTCTATTTGTCATTCCAAGTTTATTTACATAAACAGAGGAATTAGTTTTTTCTTCAGTCATTACCAAGCACGACAGCTCCAATACCTGGCTTTCCATCTGGGGCCAGGATTTGTATCACAATGATGACGTGCTCTAAATGAACGACGTCTGGCAGGAATATTCTTTTTGATTTTCATATTAGGATCGCCAAAGTTAACTTTTACAACGTTACCTTTGTCATTTTTTACATAAACAGCTCTTTTGCCAGGCCCACTGGGAGTTAAAAATGGTTTACCCAATTTAACTTTACGACCTTTATATTCTGATTCTTCTAGTTCTTCAGGCTCACCCCAATCTTCATATTGTTCATCACCTGTTACTTCAAAATCTTCTTCTGTAAAACCAAGTTCATCTTCTTCAATTTGGCTTAAAAAATCTGCAAATTTTAACATGGTTATCCTCCCAATTTTTTATATTTATATCATTGAGATTCTAATGTTCCATTAGCCATTTAGCAGTCTTATCTCTTCCACCAATAGCAAATAGATGGAAAGATGTGTTAGGTATATTATCAACTCTTTGTAGTTGTTGCAATAGTCTTTCTGGTCTATATGATTTATAAGAGTTTGTCAGAAGCGATTGCTGCCTCTGTAATGCACGAATGCTATTGCCAACACCGCACTTTAATGCAAGATTGATAAGAGACAATATGTTCATAGGTCCAGCAATACCAATCTTGATTTCACAATCAGTACGCTGCCGAACCTGATACACCCAGTTCTCAATAATCTCTGCATCAAAGCAGAACTGAGTTACTATGTATGGAGTAATGCCATGAGACTTCAGTGCTTCAATCTTATCAAACATCAACTGATCTGACGAATGTTCAAATCCATCAGGGAATCCAGCAATACCAACTCTCTTCTGTGACATGAACTCAAGAGAGCCAGACTCGATAACTTCCATGACAGAATGGACATCACCAATTCCTTTATCTCTATCGCCACCAATGAGAAGCATATCAAAAGTACCAATCTTAGAAAGAGTAGTCCGAATATGACCAATGCTTCTCATATTCCTAACAGAGATATGAGGAATAGGATTAAGATTTGCTCTTTTTACCATAGAGACATAATCTGAGATATAATCTACTTGATCAGGAAGCATTGTGATGAATACATCATTCACATAGTCCTTCACTGATAGCAGAAAAGACATATCAGGGTTTGTTATTTCTATTGAACTAATCATGATCTGTATTCACGGCATCTTCTTCATACTTCTTGAATGAATCAAAGTATGCTTGAACTTCTGGCGAACCTGGAACAGAGTAAAACCGAATCATATATTCAGTAGCATCACGAGTTTTCATATAGTCGTTCAAGTCTTCCTTTTCATATGGCTTGATGGTATTGTCCATCATCTTTTCAATGAGACGTTCACCTTCTTTAAGAGCATTTTCATAGTGCCACTTCATTTCCTGAAGTATGATTTCGTCGATCTGTTCGGGGGTTACTTCTATAGTCAGTTTAGTCATGATTTACTTTCCCATGCGTAGTTTGTTGTGATCCAATCATCAACACACTCCAAGAAACTATAATGTTCATTATAATGTTCTTCACCGTATTTGTCAATCATTTTCTTCTCCCACCATGGAAAATACTCTTTACGAATATCTTCCTCAGACATAACCTTTATCCAAGGTTCATTGTCTTCTGTATATTCATGATAGCAGAAGTATCTCATTTGATAATCCAATCCATTGCCATCCAGTCAGTATCTTCAGGCATCTTTTCAACTTTATCGCCATGCAGTTCTTTCAGTTTTGCCCACGCATGAGCATTGTTCATACGCAGCAAATAACTTTCCTTATGGCAACTGTAGCAACTACCACTTGCTCCATAGAAGTGATAGCGATCCCCCGCATCTTCAACACGAGTAATCCCGCTGTTTAGTTTCCAGCTACTACCATCAAGGTATCCACCACTCCATCCTGCAAGAACACGATAATGTGGATCATCGCCATTGATCTTAATGATTATCCAGTTATCGGGAGTATGCATCTTACCACTCTGGCCCTGTAGTTTTATCTGTACGTTCATAGATATAGCTGAAGTCAACTCCATATGCTGGAACTATCATCAATTTCTCTGGCATATTATTCTGATCTCGTTGCCCAAGAATAGAATGAATGAATAGTGT